GGTTTTTGTAATGTCTTTAGGTTCTGAATCGTTGGGTCGTCAAGTGCCGTTTTAAAAACAAATCGTACAAACATATGATAACGCTTTGCGTTCTCTTCAAAGTATCCGTGGGCATCTTCAACATTTTTTTTAATTGATTCTAACCTATCTGCTTGAACCTTTGAGACCTTATACATATTAATATCCTAAATATCCTATCCGTGCATTTAATTCGTCTGCAAAAGATTTCTGAAAAACTGGTTGAGTATTCTTAACTGCGAGGGCTGAAACAGGTAGCGCAAAGGTAAGGCAAAGTGCGTCTGCTTCGTCTGAAGATCTAACACCTCTTTTCTTCATATCTTCTTTTCGTTCCATGACAAGTCGAGAGTTTGAATCAAAACTATATTTTATACCACATAGGTCTGCGTGTAAAGAATCGACATCGGGAATACTGCATGGTTCCTCGAAAAGCCATTCCCTGCATAGTGCCCACATCTCAGCGCGCTTATTGACGTATTTCTTGCCATCCAATGGCTTACAGCCGGCATTGACAGGAACCACAATGGACTTATAGCCCAATTCTATCAATCGGTCCACAATTCCAGCGCCTAAGCCGCCGACATCCACGAACAGCTTAACGGGATTGTATTCAATGATAAGTTGCACGAGGATGCCGACTACTTCCATTGTATCCTTTTTAGTGTAGCTTTGGAGTCCAAAAGCTACACGACCTTGTCGCAAAATGATTGATGTTCGGTCGTCTCCGAATCTGGCAGGATCACAGGCAAGTAGGATTGGTCCAAACTTTTCTGCCTCTTTATCTTTTCTTGCTTTCATAACCACACTAGAATCGATGAATGTGTTTTCGCCGGTTAATTGAAAGGCCTCATTTGCATTGCATGGGTATTCCTGACAAAAGCTTTTCTCACCATCTTGACCGTTAACTGATAGGTCTACAACTTTGAAACGACGCCAGTTTAGCTGCTCGTCTGTAAGACCGTAATTATCTTTTAGAGATATCTCATATTCTGTTGGGGTGAATCCTGGGCATATTTCACGCACGTATTCCGGCTGCCAAAACCATGGCACAAAGATAGCTATAAAGTCGGATATTCCAGCTTCAGCTTTTTGCCACATTTGGTGGAAGTAATTACCAACTCCATTTGCTGTACTTTCGAGTATGATTTCCGTTCCAGGTGCATCTGGTACAGCCTGTAAAATTCCCTTCGCATGCTCAGAGGCATTAGACCAAAATGCACATTCAGACCCATGAAACAATTGTATTGTAGAAGACCTACCAACTGATTTATTTTCTGCTGTTCCAATCTTATATCCAGAATCTAATCCTCCAAAAATGAGCTCCTTTGAGTTATTTGTTGAGACTTGAGGTTGCACAGGTTTTGGGGTATTTTCGTAAAATCTTTGCGCCATTTTGTATAAATTATTTGTAGCGTCCAATGCGTGAGTCAAGATAAAACACTGAGTTCCTCTGTTGTAGGTTGTACGATGATAGAACCTTCCACCGACATATGTAGAACATCCCATTTGCCGGCCTTTAAGGATCAGCGCACGTACTTTCCCAGTCTGGCCTTTTTGAGCTTCTAAACGTTTGTGAATATATTGCTGAGCGGTATTTAATTCAAAAGGTTTTATAACGCCTAACTTTGAGCGAATGCTTAAACATTTTAGAGCGTAGTGAACAAAGTTATCTTTGAGCTTTTGCCTAATAGCTATTTCTTCTTCGGTCATTTAAGAAAATCTAGTGAGGATTCTTGATTGATGACAGTAACTTCTGTTTGCGTTTTGTCTCCAAACAAACGAGGGCACAATCTGGCAGCATACCAACGCTTATGGTCTATCTCAATTTTTAGTTTTGAGATATGAACAAATTCTGGCTCGCATTCTCGAATTGAATCTAATGTATCATCGACGTATACCGATACTTGTTTGCGTTTAGCGTCAAGGAACATGTCGGAAAACTTCCCAACTTTTCCAATGTGAGAATATAACACATCTCTATTCGGCCAATGTGGGTGTAGTTCACAACTTTGCTTAATCGTATGAGCATGAGTCGCTATGTATTCACAGATTTCTGATTCTAGCTCTTCTGTCCATTTGAATTCAGGTTTACCACCACCAGCACCTTGACCGGCACCTGGGTTTTGTACTTTTTTTTTTACTTTCGCTTTAACTTTTTCAATCAGGGTTTTTTCCTTGGTCATAATTCCGTCCTAGAATCATTTAGAAGATTTGGTGTATTTTCGTTTAAAGCGTTCTAATTTAGTTTCTTGTGGTTCTGTTTCTTTGCCTAAGTTAGCCAATATAGATTCATGCGTTTCTATTGCGAGTTCCAAAGTTTCAGTTTTCTCAATGCCATCGCCTTGCATTATCAAGGCTGTATCACTCCAAGTATCACTTTGCTTAAATTCTAAAGTTTGGTTCATGGAAGAATCAGCCGGTCTTATTTCCAAAGTCTTAACCTCAATAGGCTCTAATCCAGTTCCCTTACATGTTTTGCAGTCGACTTCGCCCATGAAGCCCATCCCTTGAATCTTTTTTTGACCTCGACATGCTGGACATATTGGCATTAGAAACTCCCTGTTTGAAAACCGTCTTCACCATAGTAAGTGCAGATACTCATAAATGTCAATGCAATCAAACATTATGGCAAACCTATCCCTTTTCGGCCACTTTTGCCATATCCTGAATTTAAGCGATTACAGACGCGATCTAAAGCACTGGCAAGAGTTATCTAGGTCAAGGTGAGATCGTCGAATGGCGGTATCTAGATTTCAATATTTCTGCCAAATAATGAGTTGTGATTTGTCGAACAGGTTGAGAATCGGAAAGTAGAAACTAAGTAAGTCGTCCGAAGTTTGTTAATGGTATAATTAACTTCCCTTAAAACCCGGATGGTGAATCCGGGTTTCTTCGTGGAGAGACTTCACTAAGGTTATGAAGCAAGGGCTGAAACATTTTAAGCCTCAGAACTTGAGTTTAGATCAATAACATTGCGAGCGCCATGTCGAGTAGATTCAGGAACAGCGTTTGGAAGTTTCTGTCTAATCAAATTAATGTAATAACTTTCCACGTCATCTGATGACTTTCGAACCGAAGAAATTGCTTGAAGAGCTAGTCGAGTATTTTCTTCAAGATAACGCCTATATGTTGAGTCTTCTGGCTTAATATGTCCAATCACTTTTGCACCCTCCGATTTTTTAGATGGCCACTTCCAGTTTTGATCCAGAGCGGCGCCTATCAACTTTTCACTTAATTTGTCATAATTCTCACTTAATTTAATGAGAACAAAATCAATTCGTTCTTGACCAAATTTATTAATCAAGTTACTTGCCTTTTCTTCTGAAATTTCAAAAGTCAATAATTTATTTTTTAAACAAACAAATTTATCTTTCATGGTTGGTATTGTACCACAATCTGGCTTTAGCCCCAAGATATTAGTATTGTTTTCTTTAAAGATCTTCTTAGATCTTTGATCTATAGAGTTGGGTGGCAGAAATGATCTCAACTGGGTGGCAGAAATGATCTCAACTGGGTGGCAGAAATGATCAGAACTAATATTTTTATCCACAACGGTATTGGTTATAGGTATAGGTTTATCCACAGATTTTTCAAATATATTATTGATAATAGGTACATTGTTATCCACAAATAGATTGGCGATAGGTTTTTCAAATTTCATTTTTACCTCCTGATGATTCACGCTATAAAACTTTCCTGACCTATTGTTTTGAATATCAGATAACTTTGAAAGAATAAGATTATCTTTTTCAAATTTATAAAATATTTCTCTTAGCAAACGCTTGCAGATAAATGGAGCCCATGTATTAATTTCAGAATATGTTAGCCAAATACTTTCTTTTTCATAAATTATAATGTTAAAATTTAACTGTTGAATAATGCCTGCAGCTGTAATTCCAAATTCCTTGGCTATAGTTGGTAAAATTAAGAGCGGTTTCTCATGCTCATTAATTAGATTTATTATTGAACCATCATCAGTACATTTAAACCCCCATTTTAGAAGTTTTTCATAATTAATAATTAACTTAGAACCTAACATTTGGTTTTTAGATTTAGTTAAATCAATAAGATTTATATTCACTAATTGAACAATAATTCTTTTTAATTGGGGGATGCTTATGAAAGGAATTCTTTCATGTAACTTCGGGTATGTAATTAAATATTCTTCTTGATTTGATTTTGATTTCTCATAATGTATCTTTTGAAGAACAAGAGCTAAGGCTGGAGATTTGTTAATTTTCAAAGCTAAAGAAGCCAATAGTTTTAAAGGAGGCTCATCAATTAAAAGTTTAGACACGCGCAAATCCCTCGCAAGTGAATGAAGTTAGTTGAGTTAAATGATATTCGATAGAAAGAAACTGAAAATTACTATTGACTATTCTGTTGTATTTGTTATCATATCGCATATGAAAACACTCCCAAGATAAGGTTAAATTACGCTGTAAAATTGTCCCGATAGATTAGGTTACATTTTGATTCTCCTTTTTTTGGTAGTTGTTTTCATTTTGTTCTCCAGTTGTCTTTAGTTAAGTTTATTTGCTAAATTGATCCCCCTCTTGATTTTTGTGGCAAGAGGGGGGGTCACTTAGAAATTCAAGTACAATAGTAATCTGATTTTTAATCGAAAGCCATCACTTAAATATATCTGATAATTTTTTTTCTAGAACTTTTTCGAAGTCGGAGTCTTTGTCGTTTAGGTATTCACAGCAAACTTCAGCTATCTTAACTAGCGCATCGACCTTGTTAGTAAGTAACCTTAAATCATCCTTAAGTTCATTGACTTGGCTTGAGTCATCCATAATATCGCCGTCCATATTGAATTGGCTATAATTTATATCGCCGCTACAAAGAACAAGCTTACAGCAATTATAGAAGAAGTAAAAACAGCTAATCTAACACGTCCGCATCACTAGAATGTGAAAATTAACCCTAGCCCGTATTGCATGCTGTTTCGAGGCGTACAAGTTCGAACTGCCCGGCTATGCTTTGGAAAGCGCCTACGTATTGTATCTACTGTTTTAGCCTGAAGTCTATCTGTATTTTCCCATGAGACTAAAGCCCTTAGGCTAAGGCAATCTGTGAGAGCATATTGAGCCCCTCCAATTAACCGAAGTACAGCCTTTCTTTTTTTCATTGAAGTATAGATAGAGTTTGATACTACAAAAGTATCATCGGGATCTCGAACAAATGGGTCATTAAATTCAACTTCTGAACGAGTAAAGATATTTCTTACTTGTAACTTCAAGTTTGCCATACCAACAGAACCTATAAGCTTAAGCTTACTATCTGTAATGACTGGAAAAGAAACTAAAAGATTTAAGTTCCATCCTGATATCTTAGATGAAGCTCTGTTTATGTCGACTGTATTGATGACAAATAATGATTGAGTAATAGGATTATGTTTACCAAATACTACTTCATTAGATAAGTCGTTTCTTAAAGACTGTTGCTTTTTAGAAAACTCATAACCAATTTCTAACCCTAAGTTTTGGTTAAACATTACACCTGCAAAAGCATTTCCTTGTGGATAATGAGATTCAAGAATGTTTCCGCCAAAGTCTTTTCTGAAGGTTGTATGTCGTAATTGTGAATCGAAGCCAATATAAGGAGTAGCATAAGAAATTGATAGGAGAGAAAGAGAAATAACACCGATTAATACTTTAATCATGACAGCCTCCGTGCTAAAATTCCTGCTTATCTCCAGTATAGATTATTTAAAAGAGTCTGTCATTTTTGCATATGAATCTTTATAAGCATCGGGAATAGAATCTATAGCTACTGAGAACTTATGTATAACCGTTTTATTCATTTCATCAAGCTTGATAAAATCATCAACGCATTTAATATAAACATCAGGCGCGTCATCTCTCTCGACCAATCTCGCAAGGGGGTTGGCAAATTGCCCCCTCCTTTTGAAGCGGTTCCATAGATTAAGTATCCAGTTCATTTTTTTCCTCTTCTAATTTTATGGAAAAATTCAAGGCATTATTTTCTAATGGTTAATAGAGGTATTGGACAGTCTGAACTATTATAGTACATAAGATACCACTTGCATGAATTTAAACTCAAATCATCAAATGCTTGAGAGGAAAAAACATTATGTCTTTTTAATAAAAAATTAACAAGATTATTAACGTTTTGTCCTTGCATCCAAGGAAATGCAATTTTAATTTTATTAAAAGTAATAGGAGCAAAAGAAAATCCCATTTTCGAAACAGGCTTAGAAGAATGCCACAAACAATTTAAATCATGTTTAATTTCACTATCTTCAACTATTTGTTTACAATTACCTTCAGTAAAAATATAATAATAGTTACAATCACAAAATTTATCCGATAAATCCATTGTAGGAAAAAAATCTTTCTCAACCAACCTCGCAAGGGGGTTGGCAAATTGCCCCCTCCCTTTTAATCGGTTCCATAGGTTAAGAATCCAGCTCATTTTTTTCCTCTTCTAATTTTATGGAAAAATTCAAGGCCTTCTTATTTAGAGTGCCAAATAATTTATGCCATTGTAATGTGTTCACATCATTAATGTTTAAATCTAAAGATGGGTCCGAACAGTCACCTAAAATATCATGAATAGAAATTGTTTCTACTTTTAACTGATTTATTATTCCTAAAATTTCAGTGATATCACGCAAAAGTTCATTTATTCTGTCACTCATTTTTCTCTCCTTTCAAAACATCTTCAAACAAATCAGTATCAATTCTAGCCGCCTTTTCTTTAAAGCGCCCCATGGCTTCCCGCCATTTTAAGGCACTTACTTTCGCTCTCTTAACCGTCGATTGGTTGAAATAACCAACAGAATATTTGAGGCTATCCCGAAGGTCATGAGACAGCCTAAGAAGCTCATGCAAGTCATCAAGAGTCTCGTTAAGGTCCTTGTGAAGCTCATTGATAAGCTTAAGTTCGTTTTTTAGCTTTTCTGCATCTTCTTTTGGGTCACTCATTTTCATCTCCAAAAAATTCTTTCGCACCATCAGTCATCGTTTCTTGCACATGCATATTGATTGGTAAGTTTTCTGCTTTCCTTTTCTGAATTAATTTTTTCTCAAATTGTCGCATTACTTCAGCCCATTGAGAATGGCTCATGTCTTCGATAGAATTAATGTTTAAATGTTCGCAAGTCTTGTTAAGATTAGCACCGAGTTCATGTGCTACATTCTTTAACTCATGTACTTGATCATCATTAATTAGCTCAATGATATCTGGTTGGTTATCAATAGTTACACCAACAGCTCTACTATAATCGGTTCGTTGTCTTGGTGAATCCTCAGCTTCTTCTTTTATAATAATACCGCGCAGTAAATCTGGGAAACAATCTCTTAAAGCGAATCCACGAGCTCTCATCTGTAACATTCGCTTTGGATATTGAGTCCACGGACCAGCTTTTCCCCATAGATTAGCGGTCTTAGCATCTGCTTGGCTAAACATGGAAACAAACTCTGGCTCATTCTTTCGCTTAACAGTACATTTTGCAGTCATGCTTTTTAAGTCTAAGTCTTCATTGATATACTCAAAGTCCGAAGATTGTCGACAAACAGCGAGCATAGCATCACCCCAAATACTTGGTCGACCATTGATAACGGCAATATTTTGCATCGCCTGCATAGGCTTTAAACCAAGTTCTTGACCCATCTGAAGACAGACAAGAATATCACCCGGCTTTCCTTTTAAGCTTGTTGGACAAAAGTTACTAGCCGCTAACAATTCGCTAACCTTTATAGCTTGCTCTATGGTAGATACAACCATAAATCCTTGATTCTTGTCTGATGCAATTATTTCGTTACTCATTCGCTAGCCCTCTCTTAATAAATGTTAGAATAAATTTCTTTTAAACGTTCCGCTTTATATTTCGCATATTTTTTTCTCATGTGTGCTGAAATTCTTGTCTTACTCATTTTTAACTCCTATTTTAACTATTATACCAAATCTTGACCGTTAATGAAACCATGGAATGGTTCGGGTATACTTGAATTCTCACTGTCATCTTTAATAACAGATTCCAGATTAAGAAGCAAAAATCCGACCTGTTCCATCTTACCCATGAATGCGCTAAAACTATTGGTTTTTGGTGTGATTACATATTTCATATTTGAAACCCTTTTTCATCAAAATTTAAATTTAAAAACTCTTTGGCGTCAATAACATGTTTTTCACATTGGCTGATATGATTACTCAAAGCTTTATATAAATAATTTTGTTTTTCAACGTCATTTAGTGAGTTAGTTATAAACTTACATGATTCCTCAAGAAACAAGATATCTAATTTAAAACCATTAATGCATAACATTTCTTTCATTTTGTCACCACCCTAATAATACCTTTCTTCAAATCTTCGACCAAAAGTCCGTCAAGCTTGCACCCTCTCGCTTTCATCAATAAGAGCCCTTTAGCAACTCTTTTGCTTTGCGAGGCATTTTCCGAGAATAACTGCCAATTCCAATCTTCTATCATTTCGTACATCTTCTTCCTCCTAGTTACTACTGCCTATGTATGACATTATGCATACGTTTTCGATTTATGTCAATCTTTTTATATAGACTCTTCTTCTTTAATTGCATATGCCGGTATCGATATTTCTTGGAAACATTCCTCATAACCGGGCCATTCACCTGTGCTCATGCACTCATGGTATATAGCTGCAGCATCTAAATACTCTCTTCTACCCTGTCTAATGGTCGGTTCATTTAACACGAAGCAAGCGGTCAGATATGGCGCCTTGTTCTCAACAACCATAAACCCGAAAAACCGGTCCTTTCCGTCATGGTGCTTCAAGCCGTCAATTTGCATAGCTGCCTGTCTGTGATAGCCGAAGTTATGAATAGACTTTGAAAAGCTCTTAATAGAGTCAGTCGTCTTTATATCGACAATCATGGTGTCATTATAAAAGTCAGGCCTAGCCCGAAGTCTAGTGTTATAAATACCCGCATCCCAAAGAACTGAATGCTCAACGTTTCCGGGAATTATTTTGTTCCACGTGGCGCTGCCCTTGATAGAATCAGCCATATCAACTGCCTGTTCCCATGTTCCCTTCCGCATAATGGTTCTTCCGATAGCGTCTAGTTCTGCTTTAGCTAATGCTTCCTTGCCAGCTTTAGTTCTCAGGTCGCAAGACTCTCTCATAAGATAATAAGTCTTATTGAATAGCTCTGGCTCTAGGACCAGCATATGGACCGCGCTGCCAAGTTCCATAGCGGTTGTAGGTTCACTTGGAGCTTTTTCTACGTACTTGTGGAAATATCTTTTAGGACAGTCTATAAGTAGTGTAATGCCACTTGAACTAATGCCTTCAGATGAGTGATACTCAGTAATAGATAAGTCGGTGTAAATGCCTGCGTGTCTCATGATGTTCTCCTGGTTAATGTAGATGATGTATGTCATTATGCACACCTTTTGAAATCCTGTCAACAATTATTTCCATTTAAAAGAAATCAAGCTAGCCCTTGCATGCCGTTACCGAATCCTGATAAGATATGCCAAAGGGATAACGATATATACACTCAATGAGGTAACTAAAATGGCATATAAAGATACTCTGACACTATATGAAGAACTTGTGATTAGTGGAACTCCAGAAGCACAAGCAAAAATAATGGCACATCAACAAGGGGCTTTAGCCGATGAAATGGGAAGTATTGAGAAAACATTGAACCGAATAGAGAAAGATCTGTTTTGGATGCGTATTATAGGCGCAGCAATGGTCGTTAGCTTTATGTCTAACATATTCTGGCTTGCAAGGTAGGAGAATCAAAAATGGCATATATAGACACTTTGACAATGTATAACGAGTTGATTGCTTCTGGCTGTACAGAAAAAGTTGCTAGAACAATTGTTATGATAATAAATGAAGAACGTAGAGAATTTCAGTCTAAAATTGAGTCCTTAAATGATAAATTAAATAGGCGATAACCCATGAACGAAAAAGACCCAGACGAATGCCTTACAGCTCGCCTCAACGTAAAATGTCATCCAGACTTGTTGAAGTCTATTCGAAAGATTGCCAAGAAATCTGGAATCTATAAAACGTCTACAGTTGTCAGAATGTGGCTGACGGAATGCGTAGAAAGAGAACTGGCTAAGGATAAGCTGGATGATAAAGGACAAAAGCCTAGAAAAGGTTATGTAAACCATTGAGGGGTGAAGAATGACCGACACTAAAAAACTAACAAAATGGCTAAACAATACTCAGGATGTAATAGACATGTATTATATCGGTGAGGAATTTTATAGCCCTGATGGGTCAATATGCCCTCAAGAAGTAATTAATATTAAAAAATTAATTATAGAAGAGCTTTCTAAAATATATCCTATGATTTCTGACTCTTTATTAAACGAAATAAATGAACAGATAAGGATAGGGGTTTTTAATGCAAACGATCTACAAAGGTTTTTTAATTTAGATCTTAATGGATAAAGAAGAATGACCGACATTGAAAAGCTTAAGCTAGCTATTAAAGCGGTTGATATAATGCTTGCCATGGAAAAATTGAAAGAAAATAAAAAATTACTTAAAACTAGGAAGCTAATTTTAAAATCTCTTTCCCTTGATGAACCTATTATACCAATTTCACTTCCTGCACCAATAGACTACCTTGTAATGTATGCACAATTTTCATAATTAGAATTATTTTTTCGTAATATAATACATATTATGTAATATTACGTAATATTATGAAATAACGCTACCCGAAAAAATAACGATTATTACCAGCGATAATTGGGGTTATCGTGAGTAAATGAATTTTGTGAAATCGAAGTAATGTAATATAGTATGAAACTGATAAATAAGAGAATCAAATGGCTTACAAAGACTCGTTAACGTTATACAACGAACTCATAGCTACCGGAATATCTGAATCACAGGCACAAATACAAGCCCAACAATTGGGCGGTGTAACTGATTTGCTAGTGAAAATAGAAAAAGATTTAAGTTGGATGAGAATCATTGGGGCCGGAATGGTCGCCGCATATATTGCTAATCTGGGCGGAATTTTAGGATTAATTGTACTTATGAAGTAACAGGAGAATTTAAAATGGCTTACAAAGACTCATTAACATTATATGAAGAGCTTATCGCAACTGGCACACCGGAAGCATAAGCTAAAACAACAGCTCATCAATTGGGGGATGTAACTAATATTCTTGTGAAAATAGAAAAGGATTTAATGTGGATGCGAGTTATAGGTGCTGCGATGGTAGTGGCTTTCATGACTAATTTTTTTAGGTGAAAAAATGGAATATAAGGAATCATTAAAACTATATCAAGAATTGCTTGAATCAAATAAGAATGATGAACAATCTATTAGTGAACCTCTCGCCCATAAATGAGCAAGCTTCTAGGATCACTCCTAAAAGTTCCTGTTTCTCCGCTCGTTGCTTATCGAAATAAGTCTTACATAAGCTCCGCAGGCTTTGTACCACAGTTCGAGTGGTACGAAATCTTGGCAGCCGTCTTAATGTTGGTAAAGATCTTGCTTATTGCCATGTCTGATTATATCCGCTAACCCACCTGTAAACAAGTGGGATTGCGCGGATATTTTGTTCAAAGTTAATTGAAAAATTAGACAAACTTGAAACTCAAATGGATAAGTTATATGTCATAGGAATCTGCATAATAATTAGCATTATTTTTCTTTCTGGGTTTTTAGTTCTTAGCTTTATATTTTATTAACTCTTTTTCTGTTTCTTCATTAATTCGTTTAATCTCTTGATCACGTTTCGTTAGTATTTCTTGCATATCTTCGAAACTAAAAGCCATTAATATTTCTTCGGCTACAATATCATATTCACGTTCTATCTTCAATGATTGTAATCTAAGAAGAGCTTGGATAATGTAATATACATCTGAGTCGTCATTCTCCATTAAAACCCATCATATATTCCTGGCTTTATGCCTTTACTCTCGTAGTTATAAAACTTTTTCCAATTAGGGTCTTTCTCGCATTCTTCTAGTGTTTCACTATGGAATTCTTTTAGTTCTTTAAGCATTTTAAAAGTACAGGGATTTTCTCCGTTATTAAATTTAGAAATTATATCAATAAATTCTCTATATTCATTATGTTCAACCCAATTCTTCTCTATATATGATAAAGATTCCAAAACAATATCAAAGATATTAATGACTCCATCTTCATCTAATGAATCTTCATATGGTTGAGAACAAATAACATCTAATATTGCAGAGCGGATGATTTCTAGATATTTACTCATTCCGAATCAACTGTTTCCTTTAGATTAACAAGCATATCCATAATGTCACTATTATTTCTAGATTCCTCCCTAATTGTATTTACAATCTCATGAAATCCTTTATTGTAATTGTATGCCAAATATTCCATTGCGACATCAACAGTAGCAATTAACTTTATAGTGGTTTTTTCGTTAATTGGCTCTGAATAATCCTGACTTGTTAGTGCATTCTGTAATGCAGATTGTATGATTTCGATGTATTTATTCATCTTCATCTTCTTCCTCCATCTCATCCAGATAGAGTTTAGTGGCTAATTTTTTAAGATTGGTAACTTTTCTTTGGTTAACTATTAACCTAGACTTTAATTGTTGCATAGCGATTAAATTATAACTCGCTCTCTCCTTCATAGGATCAGAATCTAAGAAATCAATAAAACAAGATAAAATATTATTTGAAAATTCATTTATCTCTACTACCTGGTCTATATTTTCAATAGTATTTAATTTTAAATCTTGAACTTCGAATTGAATATCATTTAATAAACCATTCAAGATTTCAATGTATTTATTCATCAGTTCACCGCCACCGGTCTTTCATTGCTCTCTATCATATCGATAACATCTTTTAAAATCTTCTTGTGCTCGCGTAATCGTTCCATAGCTTCAATATTAGCCGCACTTCCACAATCAGAAAATTTACCCAAATATAATAACAATTCATTTATAACTAATAATTCAAGTTTATATAAATGTAATCGAACTGTAATATCTATATCATCTAGCGATTCGATATTAGGCATATGGGCATCAATCAATTCAATTACCTGAAGACAAGCTGGCATGTACCTATGCATAATTCATTCACCTTACTTTCTGTTAATAACCCCGAAAATCTATTATACTAATTTTAGGTGACACAAACCAAATCATCGGCAAAGGAGAGCGTAATGGTAATGACTGAATCTGAAATATTATCTGATTTAGAGTTTGTTGTTGATAGACTGCTAGAGCTTAGAGAGTGGGATTGCTCTAAAAAGCTTGAACGAATTAAAAACTTTATCGTAGAGCAAAGCGAGGAACAGGCACCAATAACCATTAACCTTGAATATGAGTTTAATTCTTTAAGGCGGAGTCAGGCTGCTTGCCGCGCTTAAAATCCATTTCATAACTTGGATATCTAAACTCGATGATTGCGGTATCAGGAGCTGGAACATCATCGGAAGAGTCATCGAAATCTATTGCGATTCCGGTTTCATGTTCTATTATGCGCTCTGCGTAATTTTCTATTATTTGTGCATTCTTGTTTCCTTTGAAGAAATAAGAAGCGCTAAATCCTACACAAAGTGAGGTAATCAAAATAACAAAAAATATTATAAGATGATTACCTGGCGAAATAAGTTCTCTAAGAATTTTAGAGATAATTTTTACCATATATGAGCAGCATATTTATTGTAGTTTTTTATATATTCCTCTGGAGTAGCTTTTCCCATAATAGTATTATAATATTTTTTATAATAGGCGGCCTGCCCTGGCAAATCTTCAGGAATTTCAGCTGGAAATCTATGATAATGTAATCTACAAACAAGGCACATTAACTTCATGTTCCATACAAGAGAATTAAATTCAGGGACAAGCTCAACCCCCAAAACCGCAAGAAACCTATGTTTCATATTGATATCGTACATAAACGAATCCGTTATGATATTTCTGTAGGTATTATATTCACATTGGAAAAAACCCAAAGCGGGTCCGTTATTCTCTTGATGAATGAATTTAAACTGACTCTCTTGACATCCCGTTCCAATAATAAGCTGACATGCCTCTTTAGTATACATGCCAATTGCATTTAAAGTAGGAACAAGAATTAAATCATTAAACTGCTTAATATCGATAGACATAAGAAATTATGATGCTATTTCTTCTACAACATTAATAACATCTCCGGCAATTCCAGAAATATTTTTGTCCTTAACATCTTGCTCAAACTTTTCCATTTGCTCAAGAATATACTTAGCTTCATTAAGTCTTCCAACTAATGCGTTATGTTGGGCCAATGAATTCTCGATAGCTTTCGCTATTTCTTCAATTCTGGCAATTACTGCTTGTTTATCCATGTGTACTCCAATAATGAATTAAGGGGGAAATCAATCCCCCCGAGCTCGAGTTAAGATTATACCATAGGAACAATCATGTAGTTAACAGCCCATCTGATTGAACTTGTGCCACCATTAGCTGTAAATGCACCTGTTGCATTGGACAGGAACACGCCTAAGTTAGTAGTTGTAGACGATGCTGTGGTTGCAATATTAGCGCCATTAGCTAAGGTAGTCCATTGATTTACCGCCGCGGTTGTCGCAAATGTCGCAGCTACTGTCAAAGTTCCACCATTAGCAATAGTATTTACACCAGCACCGTGCACGGTATTTCCATATTGGAATATGATTGCACCACCATTTGCTGGAGCCGCTGTAGCAAATACAATTTCAAGGTAAGCGCTTAATACAAGAATTCCAAAACCTGCGCCTGGCGTAGGAATCAATTGTACTGGAGTTGCATACATCCCTTGGAAATTAACATCAGTAATTGTTCCAGAGGCATTCAATTGAAGTCCAGCAACCGATACTCCAGAATCTACAATTTGACCTGCAACTCCGGAAGCCTTAATGAAGTTATTAGCCACTGTAGCGCCAGTCGTCACAGCTATATTTGATGTAGCTGCACCTGCATCTGGAAGGGAATATACCGTGCTTTGTCCAATATTTGCATTGCTAAGAGTTGCAGTAAAATTACCTGCAATATTAAGAGGTATAATTGAAAAGCTACCATTAGCTGCAGTAATTGGGAATATGGTCAATGATGATGCATGTCCGGATGAACCCAGAGTTAGAGTACCAACCGTTAATGCTAAGTTTCCAGTAGCGATTGTCTGAGTTCCACCACTGTTGGTTAGCAAGAAACTAGAGCTAGCCCCACCATCTGGAATAGTGTATGTGCGCGCAGCAGCTTGAGAAGCATTTGTGATAGTTGTGACGGTATCGCCAGCGCTATTAGCGCCAACAACTTGAAGTGACCCCCTAGCGGCAGTGGCGGGAAATGAAATTAAAGCGCCAGCAGTACCACTTAATCCAGCCTGAATATTTCCACCATTGATAGCTGTAGCTGCATTTTCGCTAATGGTTCCAATGGTATTCGTAAAGGTCGCAATATGATTAGCTATCGTTGGCAGAATTACACTACTAGAATTAGCTGGTGACACCAAACTATGATTTGTTCCAACCAAAGAACACTGTAGCCACAATGGACCCGTAGATGATAAGACAAGCGCCATAGCACCGTTAGTAAATTCCATACCATCTTCAACAGATTTGTTTAAGTAACCTGCAGCGGTAATAGTTGCGAATGTATCATTAGTATCAATATAAATTAGTTTTGGAATAATACCTTCAAAACCGGTTACTTCAGTGGTCCATGATAAAACAGCCATTTTCTATTCTCCTAAATTAAATCCTTAAAGTTGGTAACCCTTTTTTTCCTTTGTTTCCTTTTTCTTCATATCCTTTTTTTTGTCTCTCATTCTTTGTTCCTTCATTTCTTTTTCCCCTTTGGTTTACGTTTAGATTTACCTGCTTCAGACATTGAAATTGCTATTGCTTGTTTTTCAGGATATCCCGAATTTCGCAGTTCTGCTATATTGGATGAAATTGCTTTTTTAGATTTACCTTTAACTAATGGCATTTACTTCCCCTTCTTCTTACGATTATTTGTACCCGAATTTTTAACAGCAATTGCTATTGCAGCTTTTTGTTTATCTCCAGAACCGCCTTTAACATTCTTGGAAAATCCTTTCTTGGTATTTTTCTTAGCACCTTTCACTAAAGTCATTTTGCACCCCTTCCTAGATTATAGTACTCTCTTGCTCCCGTTCCATATGCATCACGTGGATTAGCGCCGCTAAACATCTTTTTAACTCCACCTGGACCTGCCAGATGCGCTGCAGCAAGCATTCCATTAATAGCTTGTTGAGGTGTATTTGGATTAATCATACCCATTTTTTCTAATGTTTTTTTATTGGAAGCCATCAATCTGCGCATAGCCTCATCCTGGATAGCGGGGTTGGACATGTACTGTTTAAGGCCTCCGGGTATTGTCCAATTGTCAGGATTGCTTAAGGCTTTGTTTCCTTGCCTTCCAGTACCCTTCTTAAGATACCCTACCGTTTCAAGAGCTGGCGCCCCGAATTGATAGGCACCTGAATATCCAAGGCTATTTTTAGCGCCATAGTTTCCACCGGACTCACGCTGACGTAATTTTGACATTAAGTCGCCAGTATCTTGTCCCTCAAATCCTGACATGGAATTCGGGAAAAGAGATGGTCTACGTTCTCTAGCTAACATTTGTTCTTGGCTTCCAAATGGCGCATAAGGCTCGTTTCCTTGCTCACCTTCTTGTGCCAATAGATATTGTAGATAATCTTCAGGAACTTGTTGTTGCGTATCCTGTATGCCTTGTTGATTTTTTTTCATGGAAAGCAAAGCCATTACCAATGGAGATAGTTGGTTTTTCGGGTCTTGATATTGTGGTTCCATGAAATTTATTGCTTTGAACATTATCGGACTCTCCGGGCATATATTCCGCCACATGCTTTATTTACGCCCGCAACAAATACTGCGTGTGCAGATAGATAATATATAGTTGTTGAAGATATTGAAGCCCTTACAAAGGGTGCATTCATTCCACAATTTTGATAAGCTACATTATCATTCATCTCTGAAAAAAGAGATACGTTTGGTCTGGTTGCGCTTGTAGAGGAAATCCAAGCAGAAGGATCAAGCATATTTAGTCCATTGGAAAACAAAGCTACATTTCCCTGAATATCCCAATCTCCTGCTGTTAATGTAATAGATGTTACATCAGCATCTACTCCTGATGATAGGGTAATTCCACTGGCAGATGCAATTACACTTGAAATAAGTTCACCAACATAACCAGCAGCAGCATTTCCACCTGCTGTTGTTCCTTGAATGGAGCACCCAGAGTTTCCTTTACCGTTTAATGTCAATAAAACATTAGTGTCAGTACCAGTAGCTGCTATAGTTGGCGTATTTGTTGCTGAATTATTGGTAATGTTAATATAATTAACGGCCGATGCTGTAACGGTAAATAGCAACAAACTATTTCCGTTATTATCCTGTATTCCTTTTGTTGTATTGAAGGGGATATTATTAGCAGCACCCACGGAAAGCTGGGAACTAGCAACAGCCAGACCTTGCCCAAAAGTTGTGGCTATCGATGGAACACCTGCTCCACTCGTAACCAAAATACCATTATTTCCAGAAGTCAGACCACTTACGGAAGTTCCGCTTGTCGCATAATAGGCTAATTGGTTTGCTGTTCCGCTATTTACCGTTCCTGAACCACCAGCCGCAACCCAAGTTCCATCACCTCTCCAAAATGTAGAAGAAGAGGCACCAGTGCCTGAATTTAAACTATTGACGCTAACCTGTACTGCTGAAGGTAGAGTTGTGGTTAATGAAGGAACTCCACCAGCGCTCGTAGCTAATACAGAGTTATTAGCAGTAGCCAATCCAACAATAACATTGTTACTACTAGAATAAAGCAATTGGTTTATTGTAGTAGTGGCGGGATATGTAGCAGTACTCCAAGCTGGTGCAGTATTAGAACCGCTAAGTAAAGCCTGATTAGCAGTTGCGGTACCAGCAAGAATAGCGCCGGCAGAAGCCGTGCTATAGAATATTCCACCGTTTGATGCGGTCAAATTAGCATTCGTACCACCATACGTAAGCCCGATAACTGACCCATTCCAAGTTCCACTAGTGATTGTACCGACGCTAGTAATATTTCCTTGAACTGCAGTAGGCAAGGTTTGGCTTAAGCTTGGAATGCCTCCGGCTGACGTAATTAATACAGACGAGTTAGCTGTAGCGAGCCCTACGACATTATTTGCAGCAGATGAATATAGTATCTGATTAATAGTTGTTGTAGATGGATATACAGCCGTAGTCCAAGTAGGTAAAGAAGCAGCGCCTTGTGAGGTTAAAATAGTACCAGTAGCCCCTAGGCTTGCCAAAGTCTGTATGGGATTAATAACGGTTGTGCCGGCACAAAGTAGCCCATATGCAGTAGTCCAAGTTTTTACTTGAGTACCGCCTTCAATGACTGGAACTGGAGATATGCGTTTGTATGACATTATTTTTCCCTACCAAATTTCATAACTAGTTCCATTAAATACGATATTTGCCGCTTCGTACGCTGTGTTCATGACAAACGTAGTTGCCCCATCAATCGTTACAGCACCACCTACAGTCGTAATAGTAATATTACTTGTTGCTGCTAATCCGACTTTGTCTTTAATAACAAATGTTCTACCAGTTGTGGGGGCATTGGGCAATAAAACACTTATTACACCGGCAGTCACATCACAAGAAATATAATAATCAGTAGCTATTGCTGTGTAGGGCGTTGATGCATTTGTAATGCCTGTATAAGACACAACATCTGAGCCAGAAAGAGCGGAAATAGTTATTGTATTATTTCCATTTACTATAGTAACGTTCGGTCCTGCAATAAGAGCTGCAGCAGCTGGAACACCTACGGAACTTCCTATAACAATTTGACCATCCGTCATTCCAGATGTCACTCCAATAGCACTTACGCCATTTCCATAGAGCATTCCTCGTGATGTAAAGCTTATAGCTCCGGTTCCACCGATAGGTACTGTCACAGGGGTAAATCCTGCAACTAAACTGCCTGCAGAAAGAGCACCTACACTTGTGATGTTCAATTGAACGGCAGAAGGTAATGTTTGGCTTATTGATGGAATTCCAGCAACATCCGTAACCAACGTCGCATTAACAGCTGTAGCAATTTGTCCTACAACATTAGTGCCACTTGAATACAAAATATCATATTGAGTAGTTGTTGCAGGCCAAATGGCAGTAGACCATGCGGGAGTAGCGGAAGCACCTGATTGCAACATTTGTCTAGCTGTTGCAGTTCCAGCGAGTATTTGCATCTGTGTAGCATTTGACCATACTATTCCGCCATTAGATGCCGCTGCAGAAAGATTGGCACTTGTGCCACCAAATTGAAGAGAAATTACTGAAGCATCCCATGTTCCCGTGGTGATAACGCCCAAAGTGGTGATACTGGCCTGCCCAACGTACAGAGGGTCAATATCGATTACAGGGTTCATTCCGCCAGTACTGGTTATACGTCCTGCAGTTCCAGTTACGCTTTGTACGCCTAAAGTTCCAAACTGAGACCAAACAACTGGGTCTGTACCTACAACCGTAACGGTAGCAGTTTCAATCCAAGCGCTATTAGCATTAACTGTTCCATTGTTAACGATAATGAAAGAACCTGGAACCATTTTCGCTGGAGTATCAAAATCAGTAGAGCGAGTTAAAACCCAATTAGAAGCACCAGTTCCAACAGTAGTTAAGTCATATATACCGTTCTCAGCTGGTGAAGACTGGTTTTTAATTAAGATTCTAGAATTTATTGGAGGTGAAGTTCCATCAATAGAAAAAGCAGCTTGAACTCCGGCATTTGTTAATGTTGCGCCAACTCCGGCAACACCATTATTGTATGTAGAATTAAGTGTACCTGTTGAGCCCGCATAAGCTGGAGATTTAAACGTAAACCCAGATGCAATACTATCAACATATTGCTTAGTTGCCGCTTGTAATGGCAAGGTTGGGTTAGTGTTTAAAATCAAATTTCCGGTCATTGTTCCGCCAGCAATTGGCAGTGCGCCTAAATTCGTTAATGCATTTGGCGCTGTTGTTGCACCTGTACCGCCATGCAAGATTGCAACAGTTGTTCCAGACCATGTTCCAGTAGTCACTACTCCAAGAGTGGTGATGGATGTCTGGCCGGGATACGTAGGAGAAATTGAAATCGTATATTGATTGGGAAGAGTTAGTGTCGCAACAATCTCATTAGGTGTTCCAAGAATTGAAGTAACAGTTCCCGGAGAACTTAAGGTCAAAGAATAGAATTCATTTTGAATAACAATATTATACCAACTCGGACCTTTATCTGACGTATTTACTAATGCCAACTGATAACTTGATAGGGCTACAAGCCCATCTTGTACCCAGCTACTTAGATATCCAGTCACTAATACTTGAGCTTGAGTATCATCCGTATTAATGAAAACCATGGTAGGCAATATTCCTGCCTGACCGATTGGATTAGTAAATATCGATTTAATTGGCATCACTATTCCTGTATTGCGTAGAATTCGATTGTTACATTAGGAGTTACACCCGAAATAATATGGATAACATCTCCCGCTTGCACTACTCTTCCCCAAGGATTGTTGGCTGGAACCATTGCTGACGTTGTAGCTGCCAAAGTTCCACCAACAGGCTTTGCAGCTGTTGCATTGATGCATGCAAATACGGTTGCATCAGTTGTAATAATAGCCATGAACTTATTATTTACGGTTGCACAAATATTACCCATAGCAGCAGTTAAAGGAACAGCTACTGTCGCTTCAGCATTAGCCGCTAAAGTTGTAGAAAATACATTTCCACAAAAATTTAACCCAAAACCATCCACGCCTTTGTGGAACTTATCCATATTGTATTCTGTAACTTTTGCCATTTTTTAAACTCCTTTATTTAAACACCAAGCCTTGCATCGGCGGTATAGTTAAAAATTATTCCATCTCCCAAAGCAGAACCTACATTAGATGTTGCAGATACATTAAATTGCCTAGTAGTAGTTTGGTTAACGATTGTAGTGTTACAATCTGCCGTTATTGTCTTATCCCACATTTCATTATTGTTATTAACCGGATTATATATAATAATTGCCGGAGGAGTTACTTTAGTTGTTATAAAAGTATGACTAGGCGCATATATAGTTGATGCTGCAACATTAGCTTGAGCAAATGAATTAACTCCAACCAAAATACCTGTAGCTGGAACGGTTCCCGGTTCAAAGGACATTTCATAGTAATGCATACATCTTTGTTGGGCTATGCTTCCTGTTTCAGGAGCGGGTCTAGTTGGAACATTTCCTGGAACTAAAGAAATAGAATCTATATTTACAACATTGGCTGCCGTTAAGGATGCAGTGCCAACCACTATCGCAAAGAATGTCGCAGTATTGGTTGCTGCAATACCATTCAAATCCCAACCACTAAACCCATAGTTATTGAAATTAGTGGTATTAGGGCTAGCCCCTATTGTAAATGTAGCATCTCCAAGACCACTTCTAGGAACTTCAGACCAGTTTCCATGGAATGTTGCCGGCTTTCCTGTTGCGTTTAAGGTAGCAACAATAGAGTTATTAGCGGCACAGCTAGGTAACGCAGCATCAGTTGTATACCAGAGCGAGATTTTAGCTTGAAGACCTGCGACTTGATTAGTAAATGCAGCTACATTAACAGAATTACGGTCATTCAAAATCATTCGAGCTACAGATTGCTCGAGATATTGAACTAAAGCAAACTGTGTCGTATTAGTTGCCGTTATGGTCAAGCATCCATTAGTTCCACGTGAAACCGCTGGTCCACTATTGGCAGTCTGGAATACGATTGTCTGGTCCCATACATATCGAGATGTGTTAGCACCGGCAGCACTTGCAGCCAGAGTAGGGCCTAAGAATTGCGTAGGGTTTAAGGCAAAGTCCCATCCAACTAGATAGCTAGAGATAGGCTTATAGGCCAAATCTGGAACAATGATATCGATTAAATCGGATTGCTGGAATCTAACTGGTACTTGCTGATAAGGAACGTTTTGAATGTTCGTTTCAATCCCTACAACCTGAATGCTTGTGATGCTAGATGGATTAACGGGAGATAAGACTACGTTAATATTCACATAACCATTAAGACCGGTATCCGTATTAGCAGCGGGCAACAGCTGTACAGTATTGGTATATTGTTGAGGACCGCCAGATAAATTGGTTCGGGATAAAAGTGTCTGTGGGTTTCCAGCGGTAGCTTGTGATGGCGCATAAGTAATAGTTGCTGTTGTATTGTTACCTAGCGTTATATTCGTTGCGACAAAGCCATTCGCCCCACCTGTTTTCGGACTCCAGATATCAGGCGTATGATTTAAAGTCTGAGTAAGTGTAACTGCTGTAACATTGGATATGGGTGTAATATCCAGTGTGTAAGGAGGGTTAGTCGGCAATTGCGATGAGCCTGCTACCGGCGTTTGAGCGACAGTTAAGGAACCCGCGGCACTAAAAGTTACTGACAAACTCCACTCTGGCGCAATAGGTGTAACCACTGTCCCGGCGCCCCCTGATGATATCGTCAAGGGCGCGCCAGGCACAAAGGAAATAAACGCAAATTGAGGATTAGCGATTAAATTAGGTAGATATACACCAGATGCACCACCATTACCCTGCTCACCGAAATAGTTCGGCCAAGCTTCACGAGTAAACTGAGGTACGGCTAAGAAATTCTGAACAACCACATAATATTGTTCGAGCACTGCATCTGCAGCCGTTGAACTCCAGGGGAAGTAATACAACGCTACATTATCGCCATTATTATTCTGTATGGTTCCCAGAGCGCTTAGTACGATTGGATTAGGCAATGCCGTGTAGGTATAGTTTGGAGGCGAACCAGTAAGTTCGTAAATCGGTTTTAACGTATTGCGTGCAAGGTCTTGGTAAAAGTAAACGAAGCCTCCAGCAAGAGGGGCGCCAGTATCTTTGTCAACTAGTAAGGGCTCTAAATCACGAGAGACAACGTAGCGCGAATCAAGCATGGAGAGACTCCTTTAGAAATAGTTTGCAAAAGGTGACCAATGGTGATACTATGGTTGATAGATAATTCAATATTTTTAAAGGAGCACTGAATATGGTCAATACTGACATGATTAAGCGATACAATGAATTGCGAGCATCTGGCATATCAGATGAGCAAGCTTTAACAACAATAAGCACTTTAGAAACAATGATATCCGCTGTCGCTGATAAAATGGCAACAAAAGAAGAGCTAAGTCGTGTTAGGGAGGATATTAATCGGCTAGAAAAATCTTTAACTGATAAATTTAGCTCATTTGAAAAATCTTTAAATGATAAATTTAGTTCACAAGAAAAATATTTCGCTGATAAATTTATCTCATTTGAATCTTTGTTCACTAATAAACTTAACTCTTTAGAGTCTGTATTGTCGACAAAAGTTAATTTTATACTTTGGGTATTAGGTGCTTGTGCTTTATGTGTAATCGGAGCCTGCTTTAAACAATATTTTCCATGGGGGTAATATACTGTGACAAATTTTGACATATTTAAAAAATACAGTGAGTTACGTGATTCTGGCATTCCAGATGAACAAGCTAGGGCATTCGTAAATTTTGTGTTGGAAATATTATATAGAGATATTACTAATATCAATGCTTCTTTTAATCGTGAAATAAATGTCATAAAAGAAGATATTAAGAGATTAGAAAAACTTTTAAAATAGGAGTAGATACAATGTTTTGGTGTATATTTTTGATTATTCTTGGCGCATGGATATATGCAGTTGCTGATAATATGTGAGAATATATTAATCATGATTACCACCAAAGAAATGATTATATCCCAATGCGCCGCCCAAAGCTGTTCCTGCAATTCCAGTGCCTATTCCCAATCCTTTTCCAAATGTTGGTATATATTTCCTGGTTTCCAATGCGGGATGTTCTCTTCTACCAACTCTATGCATAAACTTTTCTTCATTGCCTAATGCATATAGGAAAGCTGGGTCTCCCATTTCATTTCGCCTATAAGCTGCAATTGTAGGGCTTGTATTATAAGGTACAACATCTCGTCTATATCCATTATTTAATGCTCTGTATCTTTGTGTAAATTCTGGTGATACCTCATTAAAAGCATCAGTTAAAGACCTAGAAACATGACGTCTAGCATTTCTTAAGTCTCTTAAATTTCTCTTTTCAAGACTTGATAATCTTTGGGTTGCTGAACTTTTATATATATCATGAATCTCATTTCCTAAGTCACTTCTTAATCTACTAGCAACTTCAGGGGTGGGATTAGCTTGAAACTCTCTTAATACATGAGCCAAATCACCCGGATTTCTTTGTCTCAAACGATTATAGTTAATATTTCTTGGGGGAGTAACAAAACCACCTCCAGCTTGAGCAAAATCTTGATAAAATTCAGGGAAAAGTTGATTTCTATATAGGTTACTATTAGCATGACCCGTAGCATTTACAGTGTGAGCAAGATGTTGCGGGCGCAGTGCTTGAGTGGTATTTCTAATACCTCTCCCACCTGCCATAGTTGTATTATATAAAGCATTTCCTAATGGTGTTGCAAGTCCCGCAAGAAAACCTGTTGCAGCATTAGATGCTCTAGAGTCTCCAGGGTTAACATATTGTGATGCCCCACTAATACCTCCTAATGATGCGCTTCCTGCCAATGTAGATAAATTTCTTCCCATAGGTAACAATCCAGTTCCACCGGCTGCGAATCCTGGTATTGTTTTAGCCACTTCGCCACCAGCATACCCACCCATTGCACTTAATGGATTTAGCTCTTTTTCGGCCTTATAATCAGCTTCCCTTCTATTAGCCACACTTCTAGAAGCTTCAGAAATAGGCATGCCTTCATATTGTGGCTTAAGATTCTCTGGTAAATATTTTTTTAACATTGGTCTTAAAAAATTTGCTATTGGGTCTAAGTATTTACTTGAAAATTCACTCTCAGCAAAAGGCTGAATAATTCCATGAGAAGTATTTGCAAATGATGTATTTCCACCGGTAACGCCAGACATAAGCTCGCTTACCAAAGCTTCTTGTGGGGTTAACTGTGCTTGTGCATCCCAAATCTGTTGTTGTCTAGATAGTTGTTTTTTAGGAAGAACAATTCCACGTTCAGCAAATAAATCACGAGTAGGAGACCCCGATTTTTTAGGTATAACAATTCCTCTTTCTGCGAACAAGTCTCTTGCCATAATTATTTCCCTAACTTTTGCCTTACTTCTTGTGGAGTCATACCATATTCTCTAGCTGTATTTAATATGTCTTCTTCGCTATATTGTTCAGAATTCAATGGATGACCATTCGATGATCCAGATTTATTAATCGGCTGTTCATTTTGTTGGCCTTTACTTAAAATTTCTCCAAATACTTCAGGGTCAAAGGGAACATAATAATTATCTTGAAGACCTAGTTTAGTCGCATCCTTTTGGGCTCGACCTTTTTTCTCATCAAATAGATGCCTCATATTTTCTATGACATATTGATTTGCCTCAAAAGTTAATCCCGAAGACGCCTTACTTTGTTCAATTAATCTTTGCCTAGTGTCAGTAAACGATCTACCACCAAATGTCATTGCCCCTTTTTGAACAAGTTCAGATGTTATTTTACGGAATTTTTCTAGAGCCGCTCTTTCTTTTTTGTCAGTAAATAACTTTTTAACAGATGCGAACATGCTTTCGTTTGGAGACTCCATAATCTTAGAAAAAGACTCGGAAAGATTTGGATATTCTCTGGTTAATTTGTCCAAATCATCAAGTAGCCTTGAGCCTTCAATCATGTTTTGAGCCTTGGGTATATCAGCCCTCATTTCGGCTTTAGTTTTATTTATTTCACCGGATGGCTGCCCTTTTAATGAATAACTTCCTGGTATTTCAGATAGCACTGGATGTTTGTCAGCAAATTCACCATATGTATTTTTATAGCCTTTAAGTGCCGATAATGCAAATTGAGCTTCAAAAGAATCTTTACCATATTTTTTAACGGCATCTTGATATTCATTCATATGCTTTTTTGCTTCAGTTGGCGAAAACTGCCTAGCGGCATGCTCTGGGGAGGCCTGAGCCTCATGATGAAGTGCCTGGGCATGCTTGAGCTCTAAGTCTTTTAATATCTGCTGTTCTTTATACTGAGCCTCTAATTGGTCCATAAAAGACTTCGACTGTGCTTGCGCATATTTCTGGGCTTCATTTCGGGGAGCATATTGAGCTTCAGCGCCCAGAATATCGTTCATATGTTCAGAGCGTTGTATTCCTTGTGACCTTTCAAAGTATGATGGCTCTTGTTGATTTATCTGAGATGGAAATTGTATGCCTTGAAAAGCCATTAGAAGTAACTCCCATTACCGCTGCCATAGCCACCACCAGTAGGAGGTGTAAAGCCTCGACTAGCGCCACCCCATCCACCATAGTTTCCGCCGCCTTGACCCATCATTGCGGGGCCAAACATATTCATAGAGCCTTGGAGCCTATTACCAAGACCTTCCCATCCTCGTATATTATTCTGAGCATCTTCACGACGTCTCATAGCGCCTTGATATTCATTGCTGGCTCTAGTTCCGGCAAGATTAGCCAGACTATTCGATAATTCCGTAGAGGCGTTATAACCTCGACCCATATGTCCTTCTTCACCGGATAATGCAGCCTGAAGGGCTCTTTCACGACCAGCCAGTCTACCTTCCTTACCTAATAATCCTGCCTGAGTAATTCCTAGCGCATTCTGTAGATATTGCTGCATGTCACTGCCAAGTAATCCCTGAACCGTTTCTGCTTGTTGTTGTTGGTTAAAAGGAGTTCCTGCAAATCCTCCTGCTGATGCTGAATTTCTCATTGCATCTAGCATTTGCTGCTGTTTAAATCTATAGCCAACCGATGGGTTATATCTTTCCATCAGTGAGTTCATAAAATCTGTAGGATTATGAGCCATTCGTTCATATTGATTGGGTAAAGCGTTCGGGTCTATTCCCGGACTGTCGTATAGATTGTTGTATTGTTGATTTAAATTTTGACTTCGACCATAGGCTTCGTTACCGCGCTGAATGAAAGGGTCGTAGTATGGTCTAACTGCACCGGGAACAGCTGCTAGTTGAGCTTCAGCCGCTCTAGAAGGATTATTTCTGCTGCTTCTATTTGCGCGATTGCTGGCTACCTGGCTACCGACTCCTAGAGCTAACTGTGCTAATGAACCAAATGGCATTTAAATCTCCCTACACACTTGTAATAGTTTCTACGACTCCGGGCGCCGTACAAACTTGCATCTTCGCTATAGTTATATTAAACCAAAAAGCGCCAGTTGGAAAACTTGCAGTTAACGTTGCGACTTGTGCATTCGTTAATCCTTGTGGCAGCCACCAATTATCGTTTAAAAATTCTCTCAAAGTTTCGTTGAGCTCGATTTTATAGTTTTCTTGGTCAGCATCTTGAATGTATGTTGGTAATGTTAGATTTGTCATGAGTAAACATCCAATACACAACTGTTAACAATCACAGAATTTGTAGACCAGAATCTGAACTTAAATGTTAAAGAATTCGACTGACCCATCTTTTCCCATGTTAATTGATTACGCCTATATCCAATTGGGTTTAAATTTCTTCCAACATAATTACTCCAAGTTATCCCCTCATCTTGAGATATTGCTAAATCAACTCTAGGTATATATGCAGGAGGGGGAGATGGAGCGCTACTTACCGGTTCAGGTAACCCTACATAATTCGGGTCATTTCCCTGGTCAATCATTAAGACCAGCGAATTAGCAATAAAACGACTAGTATCAGGAAGCCTAACCGTATTAGTAACTCTTGTTCGTGGTATGACATAATTTAACAGTGGGTCCACAGCACCTATACTTTCATTATAGGTTGTAAAATTAGTATTGCTCTCGTATATTGAACCATTATTTAACGATACAAAATATGTCTTCTTATTAAAGTAAACATAGTTTCTTGCTGGATGATAGTTTTCATAATGGTCAGTTAAATCGAAAAATTTCTGTGTAGTAAAGTCATAAGTTAAAGTTAGATTATCTAGCGGATTATAAAATGTGAGCTGATAAAATAAATGACCTTCAGACCTTACAAACATTGCTGTTGACTGTGCCGGAAAGTTGATGTTGCTTAAAACGTGGTCTATGCCATCAGTAGAAATTGGCTGATATCCTTGACCCGTATAAACCAGAATGATAGGCGCATTATTTTCGTTTGATGCAAGCCATGCCACATACTTATCTGATGTTGCAATGGTCCTTATAGATACACAACCATAATCGATATTGATTGTATTGTTTCGTCTATAGTTCTGTAATCCACCAACATTGGTAAATACTTCGCAAACAGATGTTCCAAAAACCAACACATTAGCGGCCTGACCGGGGAGCCTTACTATGGCAATAGGATAGTCTGGCTTTGTCTGCAAAGCAAACGTATTAGACGCTGATGTAGAAATCGTAGTAGGTGTGGAAAAAGAGTAAGCGTACCAAGAAGCGCCTATCCCTGTGTTAATTCCATTTCCAAATAAGAAGAAAGTATTGTGATATACAACATAGTTCGGAACAAGGGGTGTCGTTACCTGAACTGTAAGATTTGGAAAACCCAAAGAATAATTGTATATGTAAGCATTAACGCCGTCGACAATGCATATCTGAGCATTTAGGTTCTCATCTATAAAGACTTCACCGTTAGCGGTAGCAATATTTCCTATGAAAGTTGTACCAAGTACAGTACTAATGCTGTAGACGCTAGCATTCACAACAACAAGCATGAAACCGCCACGAATAGAGTTGAATATCCCTCGACCTTCGCCCGTTGGGAATATCTCTAGTATCCTCTGGTATCCTGCAGTATTGATTAACCATTCGTCACTTATATAGAGATTATAAGTACGCTCGATTGAAATTTTCGGGAAGCGACCGAAAATACTGCTGCCTGATACAGCAATGGGGACTTGCGACGACCCGGGAGTTTCTCTCATTGTTTTGCTGCTTCTCTATACACTATTTTACCTTCAAAATAACTAAGTTAGTAACCTGCTGTAGTCCAGCCCCTTCCCAGGTTTACCTGTCCGTAAGATATGTATCCTGCTTCGTCAGTTAAGGTAGTGATTGTTGCATTAGTTAAATCCATCGGGGCTGAACGCTTTGTGATTAACTCTTCATAAGCTAATAACTGTTTGTCTGCTCCTTCAGGAATAGTATAGTTAAATTCTTTACACAAACGAACAGCAAGTGCATATTTCAAATAGTTTATGTAGAACCGTTCCAATCCCTGGGGAAAAAAAGTAACATTATTTGGCCCAGTAGTAGTGCTGAAATTTGAAAAATTAACATTATTAACATTTCCTTCAGTTCCTAAAGTAGTGATGTTGATGTTATGGCTACCAATTGAAAATCTAGGAGCCGCTGCAATTAAATGAACCTCTGTTCCGACTAAGGCTGCCGATATATTAGGAATAATACCAGTGTTTATAAAGGCAACCAAAGCCGCGACAGTTGCATATGTGCCTTGCAAATCTATTCCATTAATCACAAGTTGACCGGCACCGAAGTTTCCAGTGCCAGTCACAGTAGCTGTTCCAAGATTAGCGACAGTCTCTGTTAAATCTAACTGCTGATTCAGCGTTACATCATACAACCTAAATAAACCCGATATTTCCATCGTGTAGTTTTGCTGCGGAAAGAAATAGAGGAATATATTTACACCACCCAGCGTTCTTTCCTGATGCCATGTAAATGGGAGAGATTGAATATTCTCTGCCCTTGCTGAGCCAAAATATCTATCTCGTGGAACTTCTGAAGTGTTATACCTAACGGTGTTTATAAAAAATACCAAGGTTTCGACCCTGATAAGATTAGGTATGAAATACTTTTCTTGATTAACAGTTGCCGGAAATTGAAACTGAGTAGTCCAATAAGGAACCATATCCGTTTCAATAACTTTATCCGACAAGATATCATTAAGAACTTCCAATCCGGTAGACAGTTGAGAGCCAGATAGCGTTTGAAAATCACGACCAACAATACTGGCAACATAATATGCATTGGTAATAAGATTCAATACGCTATATGACATTCGGTTTCCCCTTACACTTCGTCAAAATAACTTTGTAGAACCAAAGTTACAGCATCGGTACCAGCAGTTAACTTATAGTCAATGCTTGTGACACCAGCAACAGTAACGCCAGTTAAAACTTCCATCATGTCAACGTGAACAACAGCGGCCACATCACCACTCATTACAGCAGTACCAATAGTTGTCTGAAGTCCTGCTAGAGCGTTAGTAGGTCTTAAAGTAACGCTATCACCTGCAGCATTAGGAGTAAGAGACGCCCTAAACACAACTGTAGTTGCCAAAGGAGGCAATAGACCCGTTAATACAACAGCTGCATATGCATTAGATGTTCCTGCATTCAATGCGATTAATGCTGCAATACCATCAGTACAATAAGTCATTAATCTTCGTGCGCTATTAGGCGAAACTTCTTGGAAAAATGGAATAATGTGACTGGGAGCTGCAGTGGTATCGGTGCGTACGCAGCCAATCCTACGATACATATCATAGTTTTTTGGCAGTGTAGGAGCACTTGCGCTTAAAGACAACATAACGCTTGGCAAATTGCTTGGGTCAAACCCTGGCTGTGATGGGCTGTTATTGTTACTGTTACCAATTGCATAAACATAATACAAAGTACTAGCTGCAATTCCAGCAACAGGAAGTATATCTAATCCCAACGCACCGCTTTGAGCCGTATTAATGATATACGTAGGCGTAATCGTTGTTGGAGTAGCTGTAGGTCCATAAGTGATAGTAGCTGGTAGCTGAATATCATTTTGGTCTGTATGGTCTCTACATTGTCCTGGTGACACTTGTATTGTTGAAGTTGTTAACCAAGTTAAATTCAATCCACTTATATACAGATTGCCAAGGTTAACCATAGGGATATTTGGTCCTAAAGGTGCTGTCATTGTTTCATTCCTCTAAAAAATTTGTTCATTAATCTTTCAATCCTTTTACCTCTCTCCACTCAGCAATCATGAATCTTGCCTAATGGAGAGACTGCAATCACAGACAATTCTCGCTCGAATTTTTAGAGCGGGAAGATGACGGAGATAGCATATTCGTCCACTAAAGTGGATCCCCATATACAATCATGGACCATTCCACGCTGATTTTGCCCGAAAAGACTTCCATAATACTGACGAATACTTACGCCGGTATCGGGGTCATGGTCACTGCTTGTTGGGAATGGAACTTCTTCTGGTAACTTAGGCATCGCTAAGTAGAATGCATCTCCAGAATAAATCATTCCGGCTCTATGAGATGGAAGCGCTAGAACCTGCATACCGGGTTGGATTGCATTATTCAAGTTCTGGTCATTCGTAGGCGCAATTTGTAATGCTGGGAAGATATTGACCGTAACCTGACTACCACCAGTTGAACCAGCGTCAGCAGTTGCGCGGAACTGCACAGGGACCGCCGAAGTTTGGTGACCAACAAAGGTAAGGAAACGCATATTAGGCTGACCAGCAACTCCGTCTTGGAATTGGAACTTGTCATATTGCTTAACAGAGTTAGGGTCAAGAGCTGCGCTTGTACCACTAAATGTGATAGCAATGACTGCACCATTAGCGTCTAGAGTAGTAGAAACTACTGTTAGAGTTGTTTGTGTTTGACCTTCGGTTCCTGCAATGTGAACAGGCAACAAGTTAGAAGTAAACCATTCGCAATTACTGAAATTGCCTAATTCCCAACTGTTAGCGGTTATATCATTTCGTTTTTCAGCGAACTGTGCCAAACCTGAATTGATGATGTTAGGAATTGCAGTATCTTGCAAGAAGCCTTTAGCCATACCTTTAGCGGAACCGTAGTTACGTAATTGGGCAAGCGCTTGGGCTAGCTGCTGATAAGAGTTAATCGCTGTTAATCCGTTACCAAAGAATCTGTAAGTATTGGTTACACAATTCTGAGCAACATTAGCTTCTATTTTCGCACCTAACTCTTCAATTGCACTTTTGCCAAAACGGGACATATAGTCTTCGACATTAAATATGAACTGTTGGGCAGTGAAGCTATAAGCTGTATTTGCAGCTTGAGAAACAGTTAAACTCTGTACTCTTTGGTCAGCGGATTGGAATGCTGCGACAAGAGTATTCGTTGTCGTGAAACGAGGAGGCAAATCAAAGGTAACAGTGTCACCTAAATTTGCGACTAAGTTTTCGAAGTTCTTAAACTTTGTATTAGCTTCATGAACGAAACAATTCAAATTTTGTAGATATGCCAAACCAGACATTTGGTAGGTTTGGACTTGTTGTAAAATATTTGGCACGATAAAAACCTCACACGCTAGAAAAAAATCCTAGACGCAGTAAAGATATTTATTGCTTTGAGATTACCCTCGTAAGAGTGGAGACTTCTTTAAATCCCTAAGCGACTTGATACCTGTATCTGCGCCGACTGTAGAAGATTTAAGTCTGGATAAAGGCTCTTTAACGCCCGGATTTTGCTGCATTGCTTGCTTATTTTCTGAGATGGACTTAGATAGAGTCTGCATCATTTCCCGGGCCATATCGGGATCTGTTTTAGCCATCATATCTATTTGCGCCAATTTGTGCGGGTTCTTTCGAAGCTCGTACATAACTTCAGGTGTATTATCCACTTCAGAGGCAAGAAACACAGTGTTAGCGAAATTTGCTGGTTTAAAGTCCTTCATTACTTCGTTAAAGTCATCAAAGAGTTCAGCGCCTTTTCCGACTTTTAAGAAATAATTCTGGGCAACCTGTTCCATAGCATTTTTATGTTCGGCATCCATTTGTGCTTGATACGCACGCTCTTGCTCTTCACGCATTTGTTGCATGATTTGATTCTTCATTTCCTCTGGGTTAACACCTTGTTGCGGCATGCCGCCTTGATGTAAAGGTTGACCTATAGGTTGTGATTCATCAACTGGGCTCATTCCACCCATTGCTTGCGCTTGTATCGCTGCTTCCATTTCCTGCCTTACTTTCTGCTCTGTTGCAAATTTAGCTTTCCGAATAAGTTCGTTGACTCGAGATTCTGGTAGCATCTTTTCTGATGCGACCTCGGCTTGAGGTTCTAAACTTTCCGTAACAACACCTTCTTCCATTCCTTTGTCTTCCCACGTTTGCCCCGTGACGGTGTTCACCTCTGTTACGCTGAGTTCATGCGACCATTTATACCCCATTGGCTGGGTGTTCACCGGGATTATTTAGGCCCGTCCTATGTAATGAGTGTACATATGCTTTTTAGTAAAAGCAAGTAAATGCACTAAAATATTTTATGATATGATTTTGGTTGTGGGTTTGCACATTAAGTAAAGGTTCTGTGTAAGTCCACAATATAGTTATTAGACTTAATGAGAAACTTATGGACAAGTACGAATTTATGTTTAACTATTACGAGGAGACCGGAGAGTGGCTTTCTAAGTATGATTTAGAGGAGGCTTACAAAGAATTTCTTAAAAAAGAGATTGAGTATATAGATTCAATGGTTGGGCAGTTAAAAGATAATTGATAAATCTGTCGATGAAAATGACTTAGAAATAAAAAGAAAACTATTCCATGAGAATTATGTGAAAGAATTAAACGAGCAAAAGAAAAGACAAACGCTTGGTAAAAAAGAATTTAAGTTTTATATATTGAAAAATACTGGATGCATGCCTTACGGAGATTTTTTAGAATCATTATATGAAGATTATATTAAAAGAGTTGAACTCTATAGAAAAACTCATAGCAACAATGCTAATTTATCAGAAGTTCCTTTGATTATGGTAATTCAATCAATCTCCACCATCGTAGACCAGCAATAGCACACTGCCATAGACAACAACAAATATTAAGAAACCATAGAGCATGAACTTTAACCTAAGGTCCATAATAGTTTCTTTTCCTATGTCCTGATTAAGTCATGCATTTAAAGGTAACTTAAGATAAATCACCAGAAAGAAACATACCAACCACAAAGTAAATAAAAAAATTCCATATGTTGCTAATTTTAAATAATGTTTCATATCACTTCGATTTCTTCTTTCCAAGTACCTTGCGAGCCTTCGCATCAATCTTAGCCTTGGTAGATTCTGATATCTTTCCTTTATGTTCCATCTCAGATGCGCGGGCAAGGGCATTTCGAGCGTGAGATTTGTCCTCAATTGGAAACTTACGCTCACCGGGCATTGCAAACATTTTCTTTGGTAACTTCTTTCTATCTTTTTCGGTCAATTTAGCCATTTCTATCTCCTATAAGGTGCCCAGCATATGGGGTAAGTTAAGATCAATTACCTAGCTATTAATACCGGTATTTGCTGTCCCCCATGCGCCAGACATAAACTACTCAATGATATCCACTTCCATATTCTGACCTTCTTGATGATGCTTTGCAATATCAAGCGCCACATCTATTGCCTCTCGTGCCATCTCGGCATCTACACGTTCTTGTTCGATGGCTTGCTTTACCTTTCCGCTTTCAATGTCAGACATGAGCTTAATAAATTGTAGCTGCACCTTTTCTTTCTCAACTGCAATTTTGGCGGCCTCTACAGACATCTTGCCCTGATCTGCCTCACGACGTTGTTCGGTCTGCATCTGGGTCTTTTCTAATTCCATCTTAGCGAACTGTTCAGCATCACTTGGAGGAGGAGGTTGTTGCTTCATCTCTTCTTGTTCTTTCATGAACTCTTCAGCCTGTACCTTAAGATGGTCAATGCCTCTGATATCCATGTTGTCAAGAAGAGTCTCAAGACCTTTCTCATTAATAAAGGCTGCAAACATTGGGCTAGCCTGCATCATTGCAGTTATTTCCTCAAGAGCCATTTGTTTTTGGATATTAGAGTTAACACCAGCTTCTACCTTAACGCATAAGTCATTCGGGTCATAGTTCATCATGATAGCATCACGCAAGGTTGCATCATTTATTAATTGATAAGAGCGTTTCCCATTAGATTTCATTATTGGAAGACTTCTGGGCGTCCTGTAATACTTTGGAATCAAGTCAAGCATCACCTGAGCAATTCTATTAAGACCCTTAATGTACCCCATGAGATAAGGCATTGCGGCACCATTTGATTGGAGTGCGCCCTGTTGTATGGCTTTGCCGCTTAGAGCATCCGAATTAACTGCAAGTGCCGTATCATAGCTGCCTAGAATCATTTGCGTAGTTTGGTCAGAGCCGTTGAATATCGCCTGTACAAGAGCTGGAGTTTCCGACCTTTGAATCTCTTGGGGCGGCGGTAAGGGGACGTCTGGATTCTTGTCGAAAAATGCGTTGTAGACCAGCACTGACATAACCTGTACATTCTTATACGCATCTTTATATTCCTCTGGTATTGACTCAAGAGCTACCTTGAACTTATGCATGACCATGTTCTGAATTTCAGCACCGATGGTTTGTCCGGCAAAGTTCTTGAGCTTTTGCATGCCCATAGCGTGAAAAACGAAGGGTCGAGTCATCTGATAAGTAGCACCATTTTCCCCGTCACGCATATTGATAGAGTTACCGTCTATGAATATAATTGGCAAGAATTTGAAATCCGTTTCAACATAATCCAATATGCCAAGTTCACAGAATCGGTATCTACAAATAGTTTGAATGACGGTTCGTCTTTCTTCAATCACGATTGGACATTGCTCAATGAAGCCTGCATCAGCCCACATTGTTTGTAGAAGCTTATAATCATGCTTTGTAATAATATGACCATTAGATAACTTAACAATAGTTACCTTTTTATCTTTCTTCTCATAATAATCACAAACAAGAACAATCTCTTGTTCAGCATTCTTATAAGACCAGTTGAAGTTACTATCTAGGTTTCTTGAGAAGTTAAAGCCTTTAGTTTGGATGTCTGGAAATTCTGCGTTAAATTCTTCAACAGTCCATGGAACTATCTTGAAGCAATAGCGACCATCGCCCTTATGAGATTCTCGAGCTAATGGGTCAAATCCGGTTAAGGTTGGGTCGAATACGCGCTCTACTCTAATCTTTTGTTCAAATGACATTTCGTTTATATAATCTGTGTATACTTCCACAGCAGAATAACCGCCTGCAAGTAAATCAGAATAAATATTATATTCAAGAGAATCATTAGTGGCATCAAAAAATACCTCACGAAGATGAGCCTCTAAGACTTCCATCGTTGCTATAAATTCTGGAGTTAAAGAATCAACTCGTATTCCATCAGCCGCTCTTACACTAACTGATGGCTCTTGTTTGGAAAACTCGCCTCGAAGTCTAGATATAATTGCCTCTAAGATATTAAATTCAATTGGGGGTTTTTGTAATGTCTTTAGGTTCTGAATCGTTGGGTCGTCAAGTGCCGTTTTAAAAACAAATCGTACAAACATATGATAACGCTTTGCGTTCTCTTCAAAGTATCCGTGGGCATCTTCAACATTTT